GCTCGATGCTCGGCTCGATCGGCGTCCGGGCCGCGTTCCGCCGGCGCGGCTCCGACTCGACCATCGACATCGTCTCGTCGCAGTCGCCCAAGAAGGTGCCCGACGTCGAGACCGATGCGGGCAAGGCGCAGATCCGTGCGACGCTCGATGCGCTCGCCGACGTGTTCATCGACGACGTGGCGCGCTACCGGGGGGTCGAGCGCGACACCGTGCTCGAGCACTTCGGCCAGGGCGACGTCGTCGTGGGCCGCGCTGCGCTCGAAGTCGGCATGGCCGACGAGATCGGCACCTTCGAGGGCACGCTGGCCGCTCTCGCCCGAGGCGAGCTGGACCGCACGTCGGCCCGCCCCGCCATCCGTCCCGCAGCCCGCGGGGATTCCGCACACGCAACCGATGAGGAGGGCGACATGCCCGATCCGACCGAGACGCCGGCCGCGGAGACCCCGCAGCCCATCACGACCGTCGAGCAGCTGCGAGCAGCCTACCCGGCCCTCACTCAGCAGATCGACAGCGCCGCGTCCGACCAGAAGGCCGAGGCCGAGCGCGCCCGCATCCTCGGCATCGCCGACCTGCCCGGCGACGCGGCCGTCAAGCGCGCGTGCCAGGAGGACCCGTCCTGCTCCGTCGGCGCGGCGGCCCAGAAGATCCTCGCGCACCAGTCGGAGTCGGCGAAGGCGCGAGCCCGTGCCGAGCTGGCCGTCCGCGCCGGTGACGAGGGCGCGCTCGACCCGCCCGCCCCGTCGTCCGAAGGCGGCGGCAGCGACGACGACGTCGCGGTCCAGCGACTGCTCGCCGCCGCACGGCGCACCGGGATCGCCGTGAAGTCCACCCCCGTCCACGAGGCCTGACCCGATGAGCATCGATCCGCAGTCCGCCGCCGAGGGCACCTTCGCCCCCGACAACCTCCTCGCCGACGCCCCGGTCACGCACTGGCTCGAGGACGTGACGATCGTCTCCGGCGCCGGCGTGCTCGTGCGGGGCACGCTGCTCGGCCGCATCACGTCGGGCGGCAAGTACCAGACGTCGCTGTCGGGAGCCGGTGACGGCTCGCAGACGCCGGTCGCGATCCTGGCCAAGGACGTGGACGCCACGGAGGCCGACGTCGTCGCTCCGGTCTACGTCGCCGGCGGCTTCAACGAGCGCGCCGTGACCTTCGGCACGGCGCACACCGCCGATTCCGTCCGGGCCGCGCTCCGCGCGCTCGGCATCTACCTCTCCCCGACCGTGAGCGCCTGATCATGGCCACCGACATCTACTCGTCCGGTCAGCTGATCCGGACGCTCGACAGCCTCGAGAACCAGCCGATCACGTTTTTCCGTGACCGCTGGTTCCCGCTGGAGTCGCAGTCGACCGATGAGAAGGTCTACTTCGACGTCCTCGACAAGAAGCGCCGCCTCGCTCCGTACGTGAGCCCGATCTTCCAGGGCAAGATCATGGAGCACCGCGGCTTCGCGACCCGCACCTTCACGCCCCCGTACGTGAAGCCCAAGCACGTCATCAACCCGAACGACCAGTTCCGGCGCCGGGCGGGCGAGCCGCTGATGGGCTCGATGGCGCCCGCCGACCGCTTCGCCGCCCAGGTCGCCACGTCCCTGATGGAGGAGGACGAGGCGATCACGATGCTCGAGGAGGTGCAGGCCTCCGAGGCGCTGCGCAAGGGCCAGGTCACCGTGACCGGCGACGGCTACGGGACGGTCGTGCTGTCCTTCGGCCGCGACGTGACGCTCACGGTCGCGCTCTCCGGCGGGGACCGCTGGAGCGAGACCGGCGTCGACCCGCTGGCCAACCTCGAGGCGTGGGGTCTGCTGCTGCGGCAGAAGTCCGGTGGCGCGATCGCCCGCGACGTGGTCATGGGCACCGACGCGTGGGCGGCCTTCAAGGCCAAGCTCCTGGCCGACCACCTGAAGTCGCTCTTCGACTCGCTGCGCGGCTCCGAGTCGCGCATCGAGCTCGGCCCGCGCGTGGCCGAGAAGGTCAAGTACGAGGGCCAGATCGGCGACTTCCGCTTCTGGACGTACTCCGACGTCTACCAGGACGAGGACGGCAACGAGGTCGAGATCATGCCGCCCAAGGAGGTCGTCCTGCTGAGCGGCTCGATCGAGGGCACCCGCGCCTACGCGGCCATCCGCGACGTGCGCGAGATGAGGCCGGTCCGCCGGTACCCGAAGATGTGGATCGAGGAAGATCCGCCGGTCGAGTACCTGATGACGCAGGCCAGCTTCCTGATGGTGCCGCTGCGGCCGAACGCGTCGCTCGGCGCCACCGTCCTCACCTGATCCTGGAGGGCCCCAATGCCCGGTAAGACGATCGTCACCGCGGTCACGTTCCGCCACGACGGCAAGGACGTGCCGCCCGGCACCAAGCTCACGCTCGCCACCACCGAGGAGGCCGAGGCCCACGTCGCGGCCGGCAACGCCGTGTGGCCGAAGGACGAGCAGGCCGAGGCGCTGATCGAGGCCAAGAAGGAGGCCGAGAAGGCCGAGGCCGGAGGCGGAGAGCAGGGCGCCAAGAAGGGCCCGGCCAAGGGCTGAGGCCATGGCGTTCGACTTCACGCCCGCGGAGCTCGAGACCGAGTTCCGGAACACCGACGGCGTCGAGGTGGCCCTGGGCAGCGACACGACCTGGGGCCACCTCGACGCCGAGGGGCTGTCCGTGCTGGACGAGCCGTCGTCGATCGGCACGGAGCTCGTGCTGACCCTCACGGCCGGACGCCTGAGCCAGCTGGAGCAGGACTGCTACCTCCAGGTGCGCTTGCCCTCGGGCCACCTGGACGATGCCGGCGAGCCGTTGATGGAGTGGGTGCGGTTCCGGGCCCGTGAGGTGTCGCCGGAACAGGGAGGGCTCGAGGTCGAGGTCCTGCTCGCGAGGGCGGACTGATGGCCGAGGTCAGCCGTTGGGTGCGGATCGCCCGGGAGATCGAAGCGCTGCTTACCGCCGACGGCATGCCGGAGGGCCTCTCCGTCCACCGTCATGCACACCGGAAGACGAGCCAGCTCCTCCTCCCGGCCACGGTGATCGACGCGAACCTGGACGAGGACATCGAGGTCGACGACCACGACGGCCTCGAGATCCGGACGCGCTCGCTGAGGATCATCCACCGGGTCGTGATCGCGAGCGACCGGCCGGACGAGGACGCGGTGCCGGCCGAGGAGGCTCTGGACCCGCTCCTGGTCTGGACGGCCAAGCAGCTGAAGGCGCCCGGGGCCTTCACGGAGGGCCTGGTGCTCGATGTCAGGGAGACGTCGGGCGTGGGCCAGGCGGTGGAGGCCGAGGAGACCTACGCGGGCAGGATCCAGGACTTCGAGATCGACTACGCCACACTCGAGCACGATCCCACGGAGACGCCATGAGCACCGACAAGACGAGCGAGGGCGGGCAGGCGACGCCCAAGCCCACGAAGGAGGACATCGCCCGCGGCTACCGCGTCGGGACGTGGGGCGAGCACAAGAACTACATCGAGCTCGTGCCGGACGGGCAGGGCGGCTGGAAGGACGGCCGCATCGCCACGCTGGACGAGCGCCAGATCAAGGCTCACGTGGCCGCTCGCGGCGGCCGGAAGGAGTAACCCATGGCCTACTACGCGAAGGGCACGCAGTTCCAGGTAGGCGACGGGGCGACGCCCGAGGTCTTCACGCTGATCCCCGGCTGCCAGGACATCGAGGGCCCCGGCGGCGACACCGAGGAGATCGACACCACGGACCACGATTCGCCGGGCAACACCGCCGAGTTCATCGCCACGCTGGTCGACGGCGGCGAGGTGCGGGCGACGATGAACTGGGACCCCGCGGGCACGATCCACCAGCAGCTCGCGAGCGACCAGACCTCGCTGACGGTCCGCAACTTCCAGCTGATCCTGACCGACCCCGACGCCACCAAGGTCCGCTTCCCGGGCTTCGTGCGCTCGTTCCGTGCCGGCATGCCGGTCCGCGGCCAGCTGCGTTCGGAGTTCGTCGTCCGTGTCGCCGGCGCCATCAACTGGGACGCTACGTGAGCCGCGAAGCTCCCACGGCGAAGGTCGAGCTGGGCGGCGAGGTCCGCACGTTCCGGTTCGATATGGGCGCGGTCATCGACTTCGACGAGCTCACGGGGATCAACCTGCTCGGGCTCTACGACGGAGTCGACATCCGCGACCCGGCAGCGGTCGAGGCTCGAGCGGACGAGGTCGAGGCGCAGCTGCGCCACCCGAAGACCCTGTGCGCCCTGCTCTGTGCGCTCATGCGTCACGAGAACCCCGACCTCGAGGTGCGCACGGTCGCCCGGTGGGTGCACCCGGCCGTCGCAAACGAGCTGATGCTGGCCACGATGCAGTTGATGGGCGACGGCGTGCCGGAAGACGAGCCGGAGCCGCCCGGGGCCACGAACGCGGAGGGTAGCGAGGGCCCTCCGGTGCACCCGGAGACGCCCTAACGCTCTCCGATCTCTGGGTGCTGGCCCGGGTGGACCTCGCGCTCGAGCAGGAGCAATTCGAGCGACTGAGCCCGCGGCGGCTCGTGGAGATGCTGAAGCGGTGCGCGACGCTGCGGGAGCACGCCACGAAGGAAGCGAACCTCCGAACCGGCTTGCTCGCGTCGGTGATCGCGGTGATCGCGAACGGACTGGGCGCGAAGATGCCGACCGACCCACACGCCTGGTTCGGGGGAGACGACGCGGGACGGTACCTGTCCGACGAGGACACGGTCGCCGTCGTGAAGGCCTGGGCTGACGCCCACAACCGGAAGCTGTCGAGTGGCCACCCGAATCCGTGACCTGCTGGTCAAGATCCGAGCCGACTCGGTCGAGGTCGATCGAGAGCTCCAGCGCGCCGGGCGGTCGCTGGAGCGGTTCGGCGGGCGGATGAACCGGGTCGGGCGCACCCTCACGCTCGGGCTCACCGTGCCGATCCTGGGCGCCGGGGCCGCGGCGCTCAAGACCGCGTCGGACGCCGAGGAGACCCAGCAGAAGTTCGATTCGGTCTTCAAGCAGATGGCCGGCTCGGTGGGCGAGTGGGCGGGCGAACAGGCGACTGCGCTCGGCCGCAGCCAGACCGAGCTCAAGGGCTATCTCGCGCGTCTGCAGGACACGTTCGTGCCGCTCGGCTTCGCCCGGCGGCAGGCGGCCGATTACTCGAAGACGTTGACGGCGCTCGCGCTCGATGTGGCCGCGTTCAACAACGAGGCCGACGAGGAGACGCTGCGCAACTTCACCAGCGCGATCGTGGGCAACCACGAGGCCGTGCGCCGCTACGGCGTAGTCATCACGCAGGCGACGCTCAAGGCCGAGCTGTTCCGCATGGGGATCACGGGCGGCGTTCTGTCGGCGACCGAGCAGGAGAAGGCGCTCGCGCGGCTGAACATCCTGACCCGCCAGACCGCCGATGCCCATGGCACCGCTGCGCGCGAGGCGGGCAACTTCGCCGGCGGCTTCAAGGGCCTAATCGCTTCCGGCCGCGATTTCGCGGAGTTCGTCGGCTCGCAGATGATTCCGTTCGTGAACGAGCTGCAGCGCCGCGTGACCGGCTTCGTGCGGCGCGCGGCCGAGGCGGACTCGGGCACCGTGCGGTGGGCCATCGCACTCGCAGGCGTGGCCGCGGTCGCGGGCCCCTTGGTGCTGGTGGTCGGCAAGCTGGTGGTCGGCGTCGGGGCTCTGGCCACGGCCCTGAGCGTCGGCATGCTGCCGCTGATCGCCGTGGGCGGCCCGATCCTCATCGGACTCGGCCTGCTCGCGGCCGCCTTCGCCAAGACCCGACTGGACGCGGCGTCCGCGCGCGCCGAGGTCGACAATTTCGGCGCCTCGCTGCGCTCGATGGGCGAGGCCGAGTTGCGTGCCACGCAGGCGACGATTGCCGCCAAGGGCGCCGAGCTCAAGCGCGACATCGCCCAGCAAGAGCGGCTGCTGGCCACTCCGGGGCTCGGCCGCACGACCACCCGACAGATCGAGCGCAGGATCATCGCCCTGCGGACCCAGCTCGGGACGCTGACCACGTCCGCGATCGAGGTCCACAAGGCCCTGGCCGCGCTGCTCGCGGGCGGCGAAGGCGACGGCGGCGATGGGGCGACCTCCGGGCTCAGTAAGGTCCCCAAGATCCTGCAGGACGTCGAGGACCGGCTGCGCGTGATCCGCGACATCGGGGAGATCTTCGGTGGAGCGGGCACGGCGGCCGAGCGGGTGGGGGTGCTGAGGAAGGCCGTCCAGGACCTGCTCGAAGAGGGACTCCGGCCGAGCGACGAGGCCGTCCGGTCGATGCTCGCGCGGCTGCGCCAGGCTCAGGTCGAGGCGATCCCCGCCTTCTTCGGCGCGGGCCTGCCGGTGCCGGGCGACCAGCTCGGCCGCCGGGACGCCGGCACCCGCGACCTCCTGCCGTTCGGGCTCACGTTGACGCCGCAGGTCAACGAGGCCAAGGCCGCGATCGAGGACGCCCTCTTCGCGACGCAGCGCTGGAAGGACGTCGGGCTCTCCTTCGCGCTCCAGTTCGGGGACGCGCTGGCCGACTTCGCCACCGACGGCGTGGAGGCGTTTCGGCGCTTCGCGGAGGGCGCGATCCGACAGCTGGCCCGGATCGCCGCGCACTTCGCGATCTTCTCGCTCTTCAAGGGGATCCTCGGCCCGACCAGCCCGTTCGTCGACGCGCTCGGCAAGAACCTCGGGTTCCGGGCCGCGGGAGGGCCGGTCATGCCGAACCGCGCCTACTTCGTGGGCGAGCAGGGCATGGAGCTGTTCGTGCCGCACACGGCTGGCCGGATCGTCTCGAATCAGGAGCTCGGCGGCGGCGCCGGCGCCGGCTCGCGCACGCTGAACGTACACCTGCCGCCCGCCGACGACCCACGAGTCGCGGCCCGTGAGCGCGGGTTCCTGCTCCAGTTGGCGCACGGACTCCGCGAGCTCGGCGTCGAGGTGAAGTTCGCGTGAGCCCGATCAAGGG